TTCTATTTATAAAGAAAGAGTATGGCACTAGACAAGGAGCTATTTAACGGAAAAACTGTTTCTAACGTTCTAGAGGAAATCTATAATAACTCTAAGAAGAAAGATAAACAGATTAACGCTCTCATTGCAGAGCTTAAGCCTCTTATTGAAAATATCGGAGACGCTACCTTAGTAGTACCTATGATCGCTAACTACCTCGAGATTGGAGTTAGGAACGATGAAATGCTCGTAAAAATGCTTACAATCGTTCAGAGAATGGATAACGCTAAGACATCAGGTGATACAGCAGGTTTCGAACTTGGAGCAGAAGAGTTAGCTCAAATTCTAGAGCAAGCTAATGCATTAGGAGAACAGAAGTAAGACCCGATGACAACATTTCACAGTCTTACAAAGAAGTCTAAAAGTACTTCTCGAAAAGGTACCGATCCATTTTACGGGAAAGTAACACGTGTTGTATATGACCAAAACACTCCAGATCAGGTAGGGAGTATTTTTTACAGAAACTTAACTGACCCAGACGGATTAGAGAGAAGTCAAGCATATCCGTTATATGCATTCCTAAAGAATGTACCTCTGGTAGACGAAGTAGTACTACTTCTACCCGCTCCTTCAAGCGATACAGATAAAGGAGTACATAAAAGCCGTATCTACTATATATCTACGGTTAGTATCTGGAATCACCCTCACCACAGTGCAACTACTGAAGACAAAGACACAGTTGGATTGGATGGAGATTTTACTGAAAAAGCAGATATCAATCCTATGCTTCCATACCCGGGAGATACAATTCTCGAAGGAAGATTAGGACAGAGCATCAGATTCTCTCAGAGTATACCAGGTAGAACCCCTTGGACAGGAGAGTTAGGAGATCCAATCACAGTAATTAGTAACGGTCAAATTCAAACTGAAGAGGGATTTTCACTTATTACAGAAGATATAAATAAAGACTTTGCATCCTTATATCTATCTTCTAAGCAAAAACTTCCAATCACCCCGGGTAATCAGCTTACACAACCTTTAAGTGAGTACGATCAATCGCAAGCTATCTTAACTAGCGGTAGAGTAGTCTTAAACGCTAGAGACAATAACTTGATACTATCCACCCCGGCTGCCTTAGAAGCATCTGCAAGGACTGTAAGAGTTAGTGGTGAAAGCGATATTACAAACGAAGCTCCACGGATTAACTTAGGAGAGCAAGCTAATGAAAAGGTTATTCTAGGAGATACAATGCTAGCAGACCTAACAGCAGTATTAGTAGAACTAGTTAAACTATCTGCAGCTTTAGGAACCCTAGGAATACCAACAGTATCAGAGCCAGCTGCAGCATTCACAGAAAGAGCAACCAGGTTTATACTGGATGTTGAGAAAATGAAATCAAACAAAGTATTTGTACAGAAATGAGCCAGTTTGATTTACAGCCCTGTGACGGTAGACATCTTATCCAAAAACTTAGTGACGAGGTTCTAAAAAATTTAGCACAAGTAAAACAAAAATCCTGTAATGAACTTGCTCAAGTTCTTACTGAGTTTGGAATAGAAGGGGTAAAGCCCTGTGATCTTATTAGCGAAAGGTTCTTACGCTTGATTGCAAATAATCAAACTGATGAAGCAATTAACCTACTTTTAGGAGGGTTAAACCTACCACCTCACACTCTCAAACTACTAACACAGGGGTTTGATAAGCTGACTCCTGCAGAGCAGGCAGATGTAATTCTCTACATAGAAGCTTCTGGAGTTTCGCTACCTCCCCATACTGCTAAAATCTTACAAGCAGAAGGAGGAATTAGAAATGGATTAAACCAATTAACAGAGCAGGAGAGAGCAGAGTTCAATCAGTGGTTCGAAGATAGAGGAACAGCTTACACTGTAAGTTTCTTAACTCCTATCGTACTCTCTCAAGTTTCTCAAAAAATCAAATGTCCAACTGGGCAGACTCTACAAACTTTAATCTCCGTAGTTAGAACTATAAAGAAGTTTGTGAACAGTATTGCAACAAAGCTTCAGACTTTAACTAAAATAGTAAACTTAACTTCAGCTGCTATTAACGCTATAAGTCTAACTCTTACAGCATTAGAAGAATCTGCTAAAGCTTCTGAAGCAAGCGCTCTAGCTTCTGCTGCAACCCCAAGCGGTGCATCAGGAGTTTTCGCACTACTTACCGCTAAAGTTTACAGATTAGCTGACCGGATCAGGCCTGATATTCAAGGTCCTAGTAACCGCTACGGAGAAAGAGGTTTAGATGGATTAACTTGTCAGGCAGCTAAGACAATGACCTATATTACCATACAGGTTAACACTATCCAGGCTATTATCACAATCATCGACACTTTGCTACAATCCTGTAGTAAAGATCAGATAGATACAGGTAACTTTATACCGGTACAGTTATCACAAAGCGGAGATAATAATCTCGGCACCTACCAAGGATATCAAATCGAAGTACGTATTGACCCAAACTCACCCCCAGTAGCACCCCGCCGCTACGCAGTAGCTATCGACTCAATAGGAGTAATCGTGCTGGAGGGTAACAAGTCTTTCTCTAGCTCTAATGAACTTCTTATAGAAGAGCTTAAGTTAGCCATAGATCGACTAGTTAATTAAATCTATTTATTATTATGAAAGCTAGTGAATTTAAGAATCTAATTAAGGAAGCTGTAAGAGAAGCCATCAGGGAAGAGCTTTCCGAAATGAAAGCACCTACTGCTGTGCCCGCTCTAATGCAGACCGAAACTATACCACATTCTTCTAAACCAGAACCAGTACAGTTTTCGGGAGGAAATCCTCTCATGGAAGCCTTAAACATGACTAGCCGCTCTATGACTTCGGAAGATTACCGTAACATAGGTACAGCTACAGCTAACATGGCTGAGATGTTTAATAGAAGTGCTTTCATGCCCAAGCAAGCTATTAAGCCGATTTCTGAAGATCCAAGAGCGGTAGCACAAGCAGTAGCAGCAGCTCCTAAAGTAGGAATTGATCTTTCCCAGCTAAGCTTTGTTAATAAAGCAGCAGCTATCGTAAAGCAATCAGATAAGAAGAAAGAACCACATGGCGTTTAATATACAGAGAATTAATCCACTAGACCTTCAGCCGAGAAAAGCTGTAGGAGTTGCTTTACCTTTTCAAGGTAGAGCTGTTTTTAATTCTACGTATACCACTAAAGATGCTACTAAAGCTAATTTGATTAACTTTTTTCTTACCGCTCAATACGAAAGAGTATTTAATGTAAATTTTGGAGCAGGACTTAGAAATTTGCTATTTGAACAGATAACAGAAGATAGCTTACAAGCTATTAAAGATACTATACAGAGAGGGTTAGAACTATATTTTCCTCAAGTTATAACTAATAGTATGCAATTAACTGCCTTACCGGATAGTAATACTGTCTCTTTCGAGTTAAAGTACGCAGTTAGGGAAACTAACATTACAGATGAACTTGTAATCAATTTTGAACAATAATGGCACAGGAGAGAGATATAAAGTATGTAGGTAAGTCTTTTAGCGACTTTCGCCAACAGCTGGTAGATTACGCTAAAAATTACTTCCCAGACACTTACAATGATTTTTCTCCAACATCTCCTGGAATGATGTTTATGGAGATGGCTGCTTACGTAGGAGATGTTTTATCCTTCTACCAAGACGTACAGCTTCAAGAAACATTCTTACAGTACGCTCAAGAACCGGGTAATCTATACAACCTGGCTTATATGATGGGTTACCGCCCTAAGATTAGTACAGCTGCTACAGTTGACCTAGACGTATACCAGAGAATACCAGCTCAACTTGTAGGAGGGCAGTACGTACCTAATTACACCTACGCTTTAACAGTAAGTGAAAACGCAACACTTCAATCCACAACAGGTACTCCAGTTAAGTTCCTAATAGACAATAAGATTAATTTTGCATTCTCTAGCTCGTATGATCCGACAGAAGTCAGTGTATATGCTACATCAGGTAATACTATTACTGAATTTCTACTTAAGAAGAAGGCCAAAGCCATATCTGCCGAAATAAAAACAACCACAGTTACTGTAACATCCCCCGAAAAGTTTAAAACTATAACAATCCAAGATTCTAACATACTGGGAGTACTTGACATAGTGGATGCAAACGGAACAGGTAATAAGTGGTATGAAGTTCCGTACCTAGGACAAGATACAATTTTCCTAGAACAGAGTAACTCTGGTGGATCAGATTCCAATCTAGTACCCTACGTACTACAGCTTCAAAAAGTACCTAGAAGATTTATAACTAGATTCACACCTACAGGAGAACTACAAGTACAGTTTGGCGCTGGCACCACCGGAGGGTCGGATATAGTGATTACTCCCGATCCAACAAACGTCGGACTTGGAGATCAAATTATAGGGGTATCTAAAATAGATACTGCATACGATCCTTCAAACTTTATGTTTACAGGTACTTATGGATTAGCACCAGCAAACACGGTACTACGAATAAGGTACCTAGTAGGTGGAGGAGTTGAGGCAAATGTACCTTCTGATACTATAACAACTATCCTGAGCGCTACACGGACAGCTACAGTGTCTGGTTACGAGAATACTTTAACCTTTAATAACCCCGCTTCTGCAGTTGGAGGAAAAGATGGAGACACTTCTGATGAACTTCGTGAAAATAGCCTAAAAGCTTACGCTGAGCAATTAAGAGCTGTTACAAAAGAAGATTATATAATCCGTACCCTGTCGCTACCTTCTAAATTCGGATCTGTAGCTAAGGCATATATAGCTCAAGATCAATTAAGCTCTACTCAATCTATAACAGATAATATTGTGGATAGTAATCCCCTATCCCTATCTTTATACGTACTGGCCTACGATAATAATAAAAAACTTACTACAGCTTCTAATACTCTGCGCTCTAACCTAAAGGCATATCTCTCACAGTATAGAATGCTTACAGATGCTATTAACATAAAAGATGCATTTGTAGTTAATATTGGAGTGAAGTACGATATACTAGTACTTCCAAACTACACAGGTAGAGATGTACTCCTAGCATGTACGCAAGCACTGAAAGACTACTTTGCAGTTGAAAAGTGGTCAATCAACCAGCCTATAAACCTATCCACCCTTTACACCTTGCTGGATAGAGTGAAGGGAGTTCAAACAGTTCAAAATATTGAAATTGAAAATAAGGTAGGAGGAGTGTATTCACAGTATGCCTACGATGTAAAAGGAGCTACTAAGAACAATATTGTGTATCCCTCCTACGATCCATGCATCTTTGAAGTAAAATTCCCAGACACGGATATCATCGGTCGCGTAACTTCACTATAAGGTATTTATTATAAACTATGGCTATCTACAGAATTTTTCCCGATAAGACTGCAACTATCTACTCTAGGTACCCTCTTTTTAGTACAGGCTTAGATGAAATTATGGAGGTAGATTCTTACTACGTAGGTAGCACAAGTTACGTAGCAAGAGCACTCATAGCATTCAACACCGAAGAGCAAAAAAATCTCATTCAAGGTGAGATCTCTGCCTCTTTAGCAACAAAAGGTTTAAACTTTCTTAATTTTTCTGCATCATTAAGAGCTTATCTGGCAGACGGAACTGAAGCACCAGTAGAGTATAAAGTAGAAGCATTACCACTCTATGACGACTGGTCAAGAGGAACAGGTAAGTTTGGAGATTTGCCGGCATCAACCGACGGAGTCAACTGGATTTACGCAAATCCTTCTGAAGCATGGACAACTCCCCCACCTGTTAATACAACTGCTTCGTATACAGGAAGTGTAGATGTTGCAGGTGGACTTTGGTATACTGGCTCTAGAGGTATTAACTTACAGCATTCACAAACTCATACTGTTAGCTCTACACACGACCTCAACATAGACGTTTCCGATAGTGTTAAACTACATTACTCTCATTCTATTGGACAGACTCTATACGGTTTGAGTAATAACGGATTTTTACTAAAACTAACAGGAAGTCTAGAATTCCAAACTAACAGAAACATCTTCCTGAAGTACTTCTCTGCTAATACTCATACAATATATCCCCCGAGCTTAGAGTTTAAGTGGGACGACTACACTAGAAGTACTTCTTTAACTGAAATTACAAATGATAATGTTGTAATAACACTTAGCAATAATAAAGGAAGCTATACCGACGAAGGCAAACAACGATTCAGATTAAATACCAGGCCTAAATACCCTACTAGAACATTTGCCACTAGCTCTACCTACCTTACTAACTATGTTCTACCTGCTACCTCGTACTGGGGACTTAGAGATGAAAACACAGAAGAGATGGTAATAGACTTTGATACAACCTATACTAAAATCAGTGCAGATAGTACCGGTAACTACTTTGATGTATATATGAACGGAATTCAACCTGAACGCCACTATAGGGTATTAATAAAAACAGAGATTGACGGTACAACTACCGTGCACGACGGATCAAATACCTTCAAAGTTGTACGAAATGGCTGAAGAAGTTAAACTACAGAAAACAGTCTACGATCCTGTTAAATTTAGACAGGTTGTAGATACTTCATTTAAGACATTTGCAAAACTAGTACCTGTAGCAGATACAGATACAGTAGAAGAACTTTTTAGACTATATAATAAGCTTTATCTCAGAATTCCAATCGAAGGAGATACAAACTCTCACCAGTACCTAGTTACTGAGAGTTCCAGACTATACTCACAACAGGTTCAATCAGTTGACGTACAACCCCTTCTTGATGAAATTACACAGCTTAGACAGCAACTACTCTCAGCCAATCAGGAAATATTAGCACTTACAGTACAACAAGGTAAATAATGGCTACAGTTCAATACAACGTAATACCAGCGAACACTACGGACTTGGGAGTTGAGACTTATTCAACTTCTGATTCTAATCTAGTGAATTCTTTTGCAATCAACTCTAATTACAACGTTGATCAACACTTCATTGAACTACACGCATACTCTGTAGCAGGTGAACTTCTTACATCGGTATATAATTATCAGAACGAGAAACAACTACTAAACTCGGCAGGTGCCGGCCAAGAAGGAGCTAGTACTCTTTACATAGATCCGGTTTTAGATGCAAACAGCTTAGGGTATACTCAAGGAGGTATAACTCTTCTATACCACTTCTTGAAACCTGTTATTGAAACCTCTCTCTATATTTCTGATATATCACCGGATAGGTTAGAACTTAGAACAAAGGGAGTAGAGGTTTCTCCTGCTCTTTTGCAAGCTTTATCACAATACAGAGATCAGCTTCAAGCTAATTCATACTTTACAGAATTTAGATTAAACTTTAAAGGGAATGATCTCTTTATAGGAGTAAATCTTGACATTGAGACAGATGGTAGCGTACTAATTAAACTGTATGAACCTCTACCGGATAATATTGCCCTTAAAAGCACCTTCACTCTAGTTGAATTAGCAGCAGATAGTGTATCCTACCAGGTAGAAGCAACCTTCACCCCAGAGCTAGAACAACCGGTTTTCCTCAAAGGACCGAACTTTACTCTTGAGAACAGAGAACAGAACGTACTAAATACCGGGTATCTTAATTATACTGAGCTCTTCTCCTATCCGGTTACAGGCAGCTATCACAAGCTACTACTACAAGCTAGCCAGAGTGGTATACAAGTCAGCGTAGACTATTCAGATTACGCAAACTTTGTGCACTTTTCATCAGCTCAAGAAAGACTGGAGAACTTTAAGTATAAACTTGGACTAGTACAGTACTACGAAAGTAAGTCTCTGTCTATTAAAAGTACACTAGCAGTAAGCGCTTCTGCAGCAGTAAGTGAAAGTAGCATCTACTATGACAACTTAGTAAGCGGTATTATTGAGAAATTTGATGGGTACGAGCAGTACCTATACTTCGAAAGTACAAGCTTTGCTTGGCCTAAATCGAATACCCTGCCTCCCTACATAAACCTTACAGGCTCAAACGCCACAGTAACTACCTGGTACAATACTCAACTTACATCAGCTTCCCTGTACGATGAACTGAATCAAAGTAACCTGGTGTATACCATTCCAGAGTTTATTCGCCAGGATCAAGCTAACGCTCCTTACTCGCTGTTCCTAAATATGATAGGTCAGCACTTTGATAACATCTGGATCTATGCTAAAGCTGTTACCGATAAGTACAATGCTGATAACAGGCTTGATTACGGAATCTCTAAAGACCTGGTTGGGGAAGCTTTAAGAAGTTTTGGAGTAAAACTCTACTCTTCTAATTTCTCAGTTGCATCTCTTTCTTCTCTACTTCTAGGAGAGTGGTACGATAGTGGATCAGAACAGATTACTTCTTTTGTAACTGCTTCTAATTCACCTACCCCGGATAAAGACATTATCCAGGAAACCTATAAAAGACTCTACCACAACCTACCTTACCTTATTAAGACAAAAGGTACCGAGAGAGGATTAAGAGCTCTTATTAACTGTTTCGGTATTCCATCTGGATCACTAGAGATTAGAGAGTTTGGAGGACTTAATAGAGAATCCTTACCGTACTTAAGTGCGACAACAGGTTCTGTTAACAAAATTAGATTAACAAATACCGGCAGTATAGTACCCGGCAGTACTCTATCTCAATACGTATCTATTCAAAACCCGGGTGAAGACTTTACTCAAGATCTCCACACTGTAGAGGTAGGATTTTCCCCGACGTACTACATAGACAAGTACATTGTGGATAATATCACAGGTAGTTTCAATATAGATAACTACATTGGAGATCCTAGAACTGCTCACGATACTACCTACACAGCTCTACAGCCATTCGCTTCTTCAAGCCTTGGAAACTTATCGAGATACGATATGTTTGACTTTATCAGACTTATCAAATTCTTCGATAACCAAGTCTTTAAGATGGTTAAAGATTTTGTACCTGCTAGAGCAAACGCAACAACAGGTATAATCATTAAGCCTCATATTCTAGAGAGAGGAAAGATTAAACAACCTCTAGTATCCTTCACTCAACCAGAG